CTTTTAATAGTACTTACTAAATCTATTGTACTACCTTTTTGTGTCCAATTTTCATTTATTTTTTCATATACTTCTACTGTAGATCCTTTTTCAAATGCGACTACTAAACCATCACTTGATAAAGAAATCATACTTCCTAAATTATCATTACTATCTGTTCCATAAAATGCATCACCTATCTGTTCCCAAGTACTAGTGATTGTTGGTACTATATTCGAATCTGTTGAAGTTACATTAGAATAAAGTAATGATGAATTATCAAATATTGAATATACATTAATATCTAAAGAAGTATTAATAAGTATTGGTTTATTTCCATATTTATCTTTTAAGTCAAGTTTAAAAAAATCACTATTACCTGAATATACTGAAGCATCAAAAGTATAAAAAGTATCTTCACTAAAATCAGGTATTGTAATATAATGATTCTTTAAATCTACAATATTGTTGTAAAAACTTTGATTTCTTGGATACAAAAAACCAAATATATTTGGATGACCAACTGAGCTGTAATGTTTAGTATTAACATAAGAATTGTAAAGTGATAAATAAGTATCTTCTAACTTAATTATCGTATTACTAGAGTTTGTATTAACCTGGATATCACCAAATACGTCCTTCACTTCTCTAGAATAAGAATTAACTACTGTAACCTCCCCTTCACTATCAACACTACTAACTTGTAATCTAATGTACTTTCCTACATAATCAGATGGTATAACAAAAGTTAATGTAGTATCATTAGTATCACTATTAGTAAAAGTACTATTATCATCTGATACTTGCCATTGATAACTTAATGTTATGGAACCATCATTATCAGTTAAGTTTACTGTTGCTATTATTATTTGATTTATAATAACATTATCAGTATATGTAATAGTTCCAGAAGGTTTGTCATCTACTGACTGAATATTAATAGTAAAAGTAATATCTTGAGTAATCGATGTAATAGAAGAATCAGTAGATGCGGTTACTACTATAGTAGAGAGGCCATAGTAATCATTATTTGGAGTCAATGTTAATAATTTATTAGTGTCGATAGTAGTACTTCCGTTAGGATCATCAGTTTTAACTTCAAAAGATACATCATGATTTGTATCAATTATAGATGATAAATCAAAAATATAATTATTATCTTCTAAATAATTACTATCTGAAATATTAGTTTGAGTTACTAAATTTAATTCTTGAATTAAATGAGATGTTGATAAAATATTACTAGTACCTCCTCTTCTATCTGTTGATGTAACTAATAATCTAATGTATTGTCCATTATATGTACCAACCGGAATTTGATATGTTGATGATGTTGCATCTGTATCTATATTTGTAAAAGTCACATCATCTGAAGATATTTGCCATTGATAATTTAAATTTAATGATCCAACATCATTTGTATCAACAACTAGTTTGTTATTATCTACATCACTGATACTAGTTACAGCTGTTAAAATAGAATCTTCTAAAATTAAATTTATATTGGAAGTAAAAGAAACTGTTCCAAAAACTTCATCCTCAATATTAAGAACTAGTCTTGGTTCAGAAAATAATTCTGTATTATTAGCAACTACTTTTAATCTAATATATTGTCCAACATAAGAAAATGAAGATTCTGTATCTTTAGGTATAGTAAAACTAGAATTTGTTGCACTAGTTATAGTACTGTAATTATTAAAATCACTAGAATTAGAAATTTCCCATTCATAAGATGTAATTGAAATTGTACCATCTGGATCATATAATGATGATATATCTGCTGTTAAAGTACTACCTTCAAAAAGATTAAATGTATTAGATATAATTCTTAATTCACCAATAGTACTATCTATAATATTAGAAATAGTAAATATCTTATTATCTGTATGAGTACCATCAGTTACATTAAATGAAATATCAGTAGATGAATCTGTAGTAAGTGAATTTACATTAGCTAAAGTTAATTCATTATTTAATTCATAAATTTCAGTTCTTCCTTGGCGATATATATTATCTTCATAATTCTTAGTACCTATTGCTATTTTTGTACCATCTGGAGTAAAATCAATTGAACTACCTTGTTCTCCACCACCACTAAAACGGTTCCATTCAATCCAATTATCTACAATTGATAAATTACCATTATTATCTAATGCTAATACACCTGATGTTGAATCACTTGTAAATGAATATCTATGATCTCCATTTTCATCATATATATTTAAATTACCATCTTCCATAACAGCATACGCAGTTGTTTGATTATCACTAATATTATGTGTCGAAAAACTAAATAAAGCACTATCATTATTAGTTTCATATAAAACAAAATTACCATCAATTTCTTGAAATTTCAATTCATAATTTTCATTTGCTGAAAATAAACTACTTCCTTGATATAATCTTTCACTATTTGCAAGAATACTACAAACAGAATCAATTCCAGAACCATAAAAATTAAGTAATGAAGTTCCTATAGGATCGTATTTTAATAAACGAACAGTACCATTACTAGATCTAATATCAGTAGTTGCTATTTGTTTACCTGATTTATCTAAAGTTGTTCTCCATCCACCCCATCCATTAGTTTCTAATCCTAAAATATCATTTCCAACTTGATACCAATCTGTAGTAGCTTCAACGTCAGTTTTATATTCATAAACTTTACTTTTACCGACAATCCCATCTTTATAAAATACTAAATAAGTGAATTTATCAACACCACTATTTGGATCATAAACATTAAAATTAGACGAAGTTGATGTAATTTCATTATTAGAATCTTCTTTTAATATTTCTAATCTAGATTTTAAATTAATTAGACTTACAAATTCTGTACTAATATCAGTAGGTGACGATGTAAAATTTTCATCAGTATTTTCTGCATAGAAATTAAATCCACCACCACCACTAACTTGAACAAATTCAATTAAAAATTCATAATTTTTTGTATTATCTAAATATATGTTTCCAATATCTATTATATCAGAACTACCACTTGTAAATGAATCTCTATCATTCCAGACGTAATTAGTATCATTCCACTGTTCAGAAGTATCATATAGTTGAAACGTATCTTCAAATTTTCTAAAAGTAGAGTCACCAGATCTATGTATTCTATGAGCAAATGTATATCCTCCTGTTCCTTGAGTGTATTCTATGTATGCTTTATAAATTTTATACTTTTGTAAACTAATTGTATATTGAAATACACATGTTCCATGTCCTTCCCAATTCGTCTCATTAGAAAAATTTCCACTTGTATCAATATTAGTTAAACTATCCCAATCACTTGATGTATTCGAATTAGGAGCTGTATCATTAAATTCTACAATTTTAATTCTAATACCATCATCTGTAAAAAATTCAAAATAATATTCATCGTCAGATGTAACACTAAAAACAACTTCCATTTTAATAAATATTAAATTAATATCAGAATCAGTTAAAGTATTGTAATCAGTTGTATTAACTACTTGATTACTACTATTAATTAAGAAATTATCTGCATCAATAGAATTATCACTATTCCATTCAACCATTGTACTAAAATTTTCTGTATTTTTATAATTACTAGAATCAAATGGTGAATTATAATCATTAGTAAAATCATATACAGAATATTTAAAATAATCTGTCCCAACTTTACTTCTAATCAATGATAATTCTGAACTACTATCATTTTCAATATCTGTACTTGTTGTAAATTCTCTCATTCTAATTCTAACACCATCATCTGTTGAATTAAAAACTAATCTATAATTTCCTGTGCTTATTGGTATAAAAAATGCTGATATTTTAATGTATAAATTTAAATTAGTATTAGCTAATTGATATAATTCATTAGTTGTATTAGTATCAGTTTCAGAAGATGAAAAATCAAATTTAAAAATATCATTACTATAACTAGTAGTTGAATACCCATTATCAGGATTATTATAATCTCCACTAAAAGTATGTACATCATATCTAACTTTATTGTAATCATATATATTTAATAATTTATTACTATTTAAAGATTCATAAATCGAACTATCAGATAAATTTGTTACATCGTTAGTTCCATAATAAGCTGTTTTTAATTGATAACCATCATTTTCGAAATTTGTTATAACTGATGCCACATCATTATTTTCAGTTATCGATTTTACTAAATATGAACTATATCTAGTACTACCATAAATAAATACACTACCATCATAATTTAATTTTAATGATGAATTTTCTTTATTTTGATCACTATAAACAATAGATCCTTTTTGAACCCAACCATTTGTATCATAAGTATATACATAATAATAACCTCTATCATCTGTAATTAAAATGCTATTACCATCACCAGATAAACTTATATTATTAGCGAAATTAGAACTTCCTGTTATTTCAGAACCTTTTACTGAATATACATCTGTAATATAATCATAATTATAAACTATAACTTTATTTTCATCTTTTTTGCCTATTGTAAAAACTGATCCATCATCTGATGCATCAAATAACATGTAATGATTATTATAAGTTCCTTCTATTGAATTTACATTAATCCAATCATTATTACTAAAAGTATAAATATATAATTTACCATAATTATCGTCATTATTTGTATCTGAATCATATCTTATAGAAGATATAAATAACTTAGTTCCATCTCCTGATAATTTTACAGCAATACCAAACCAATCAATTTCTTGTTCTCCAGATAACTTAGATCCTTTTTGAGTCCATACATTATTAATTAATTCAAATACTCGTACACTACCAAAATTATCACCATTGGTATCTGAATATTCATTGTATTCTCCAATCGCAATAATTGTACCATCATTTGATAACGACACTGCACTACCAGACTTATCTCCTGATTCTTCTCCATATATACTTGAACCTATCTGATCCCAAGTACTCGATAATGTAGGTAGTATGTTTGAATCTGATGATGTAAAATTAGAATAATATAATGAAGTTTCCCCATCAAATATATTATTTGTATCAAGAGAATTAATATTCTCTAACTTAATTATAGTATTATTAGAACTAGTATTAACTTGGATATCTCCAAATACGTCCTTCACTTCTCTTGAATAAGAATTAACTACTGTAACCCCCTCTTCACTATCAACACTACTAACTTGTAATCTAATATACTTTCCTACATAATCCGATGGTATAACAAAAGTTAATGTAGTATCATTAGTATCAGTATTAGTAAAAGTAACATTATCATCTGAAACTTGCCATTGATAACTTAATGTTATGGAACCATCATTATCAGTTAAGTTTACTGTTGCTGTTATTGTTTGATTTATAATAACATTATCAGTAAATGTTATAGTTCCGATTGCTTCACTATCTTGATTAACTTTTATTTTAAATGATTGGCTAGAAGTTGTTGATCCATCAGTAGCACTTACTGTAATTAACGCTTCAGAATAAACAGTTCCTCCAGTACCATTACTAGCTATTACAATACCAGTAGCATTTTCATTATAATTACTTCCTATATTAAAAGGATGTTCACTATCAGTTTTCTCAAATTCATAACTGATTCCTCTATATAATACTAAATCTGATGATTCATTTAATGATGTCCCATTTTCTGTTAAACTAAATAAATAATATGGAGAACTAAATGGATTAGAATTTAATCTTACATAAAATTTAGTATTAATTGAACTGATATCTAAAGGCTGATCTTCAATAGTAAAATTACCAATCATAGATGAATGTGAATAACAAAAATATTTCAAGTCAGAAGAATAATTATCAGGTATTATAAATGATAATACATCATCTTGATTTAAAGAATTTGCTGCAAAAGAATAAGCATTTTGTACTAAAGTAATATCTAAATTTGTATTGTTAATTGATACATTTACTAAATCCGTAAAATTAGAAGTAGCAGAATAAAAAGTCAAATTTGAGTCGAAATAATTTAACAAATCTAAAGAATTAATTATTTCATCTTGAAATACTTCTAAATCATTAAAAGAATTTGATCCACCTAATAAAAAATTTATTATTTGAATTTTACTATTATTTATTATTATTCTAATATTTTCTTTCATATATATATTTAAAATTTAAATTTTTTTTTTAATTGTAAAAAAATATTTAAAAATTATATATATTATTATATAATGGCAGGAGGGTTAATACAATTAGTTGCCTATGGATCTCAGGATCTTTATTTAACAGGTAATCCAGAAATTACTTTTTTTAAAACTAGTTACAGAAGATATACAAATTTTTCAATGGAAACGAATGATCAAGTTTTAAGTGGAAATACAGATTTTGGAAATAAGGCTTATTTAAAAATACCCCGAAAAGGAGATTTAATTAATAAGTTATGGCTAAAATCTACAATAACTGATAATAATGATTTGACTAATTTTGTAAAATTATATAATTCTAAAACTCATTTTGAATATTTAAATATTTTAGATGAAAATATATTTAATATTATTGATACCGAAAATATAACAATAAATGTTGTTGAAAATGGTATTATACAACTTATAAATAATAATAATAATTCATCAGGTGATTCACCACCTACTATTAATGATCTTAATTTAATTGAATCACTATCCGCGTCAATAAATTTTAGTATAGATATAACTCCTACAAATCCGACAGCTAGAGATATTAACTTAATTCCACCAGTTCCTACCGGTTTAATTTATAATAATGGAATTATATCTGGATCAATTACTACTCCTGGTATATATTTTTTAAAAATACAAGTTATTGATTATAGCGATTTAGGAAAAACTCAAGAAATTGGAAGATCTGAAAAAGTATTTAGATTAATAATAGATGAAAATAGTGAAACAATAAAAACTAAATCATTTTCTGAAGATTCATTTAATGAATCATATGGAATTATTAATATAACTGAAACTAATAATTTTAATGGTACTTTTATAATAAAAAAAATAAATAATAATTCTATCTTATTATTTGCTGATGAAAAAACATATACAACATCAATACCATCAGAGAATTCATTTAATTTTGTAATTAAAACATATAATTATTTTGAAATATACAAATGGAATATTGATATTGGTTATTCATTAATTGATAGTGTAGAATTTTTAATTGGAGGAACTAGAATAGATAAACATTATGGTAAATGGATGCATATATGGAGTCAATTAACAAGAAGATCAGATCAGGATAGTGCTCATAATCAAATTATAAATCCAAATATTAGTAGCTCAGTTAATTTATTTATTCCACTACAATTTTATTTTTGTAGAAATAATGGGTTAGCATTACCATTAATTGCATTACAATATCATGAAGTACAATTAGAATTTGTCTTTAGTCAAAAATATAAAATAGCAAATAATTTTATTATTAATAATGGAATTGTTTCTGCAGGAAATAAATTTAATAATTTAAAAATATCTAATACAACTTTATTAATAAATTATATTTATTTAGATGAAACTGAAAGAAAAATATTTGCACAAGCATCTCATGAATATTTATTTGAACAAACACAATTAAATGAAAGTAGAACATTTATTAACTCACATAATAATATACATCTTGAAATGAATCACCCAATTAAAGAACTAATATGGGTAATTGAAAAATCTAAATTTATGAATTTTAATTTTACTAACTCACTACAACAATCATCCGGATCATCTCCTATTAACGAATCTTGTTTACTACTTAACGGTTATGAAAGATTTAGCAAACAAAAATCTAAATATTTTAATTATTTACAACCTTATGTTCATCATAATAGAAGTCCTAATACTGGAATACACGTTTATTCATTTTGTTTAAATCCTGAAATACATCAACCTAGTGGTTCTTGTAACTTCTCTAGATTAGATTTTCCTAAATTAACTTTTGATACTAAAACAAATTCGGGTGATCAAATTTCTGTATTTGCTTTAAACTATAATGTACTAAGAATTACAAATGGTATGGCTGGAGTTGCCTACAATTCATAAATATTTAAAGAAAAATTAAATATTTATAATATGAATGATTTATCAGATAATGATATTCAAGATAATAATGCACAACAATTAGTCCCAGAAACACAATTAATTTTTGATTTAAATTCTCAAATTCAATCAATAGAACAACTTATATCAGAATCAGCTCAACAAATACCTGTCATAGAACAACTGTTTCCACAGCCTAATCCACTAAATCCTAACTTTATTGATTTTGTATCTAATACTGCTGATTTTGATATAATTGAAGAAAATAACCCTCTTCTTTATGATAATAATGAATATCAATTATTATACGATAATAATGTAAATAATCCTTTTCATCAATCATTAATTAATAAACTAAATTATGATACAGATGATGAACAAAATGAATTTATTAGAATACTATACTCTTGGAAATATGAAATTAATTATGACTATTTTGATTTTAAAAATATTAATATATTTATTTCTAAAAATCATAAATTTAAAAATAAATTAAATGAAATAAAACAATTTCGTAACTATCCTAATATAAATTCATGTATATCTGGTTATGAAAAAACTGGTAATATAATTAAATTAAAAAATATAATTAATATTATTAAAAATTCATTTGTTTATACCTATTTTATAGTATATTATGATAATACTAAAGTTGATATTATTTTTTATGGTATTTTTAATCAAAAAATAGACGAAGAAAAAATAATAAGTAACGTTATTTTCGAAAATAAATTTGGTAAAAAAGGAATTGTTACTAATAATAATTTATTTAATCTAAATAATTATGATTTTATAGTTTTTTATAAAAAAGTAGTGGTCGAATAATCTAATATCATTGATTGTATGATATTGGATTATATAAATTTACAATTTGACCGTTAGGTATAATAATTAACATTTTTTTTTTATAAAATAATTTTATTTAGTTTTATAATGAATAAAAATAATATTATAATTTTAATTATTTCTATATATTTTTTTATACAAATATTTAAATCTTTAAAAATATATGATAAAAGATTTCCATCTAAATATTATTATTTAGAAAATGATAACTTTATTATTGATAATTCTAAAGATGAATCATTACAACCATTTAACTTATCTGATGTTTATGAATTTGGTATTTATAAAATTCACCCTCTTAAACATCCTAATGATATAGATTTTAATTTAGCTGAATTAAGAAATGGAATGAATATTTTAGATGTAGGATCAGGTTTATTAGAATCAACTACATATTTCTCTAAATTATTACCTAAATCAAAAATTTATTCTATTACTAAAATAAATTACCAAAATCATAATTATATTAATAATAAAATTAAAAAATACAATAATATAAAAAATTACTTTAATGATTTTTATAATATAAATAACCTATTTAACCATTCTACTTTTGATCGAATTTTATTTATCGAATCAATTAATTATTCTAATGATATTAATGACCTATTTAAAAAATCATTTAAATTATTAAAAAATAATGGCAAAATTTATATTCGTACCATTATATGTCCATCATCTAATAAAAATATTTATTTAGACATACAATCTAAACTTAACTGCAAATTACATAATCACGATAATATTATTTACTATTTACATAATAACGGATTTACAAATATACAATACACATCCATACCATTAGTATTCTCCGAAAATATGTACAACCCATTTTTTTTACTATCTATTAATAAAATTAAACTACTTCATCCAAAATATTTTATGGCGTTCTTACCTATGATGACCACTACCTACATCGCTACTAAATATACATAAATCATCATCATTTAATGAAGACAAATTATTAACTTTCTCTTTTAACTTTCTCGCAATATGCTCCTCCACCGTGCCCGAACTAAAAATAATTCTTTGAGTTGCCGGACTCTTTGAATTTGCTCTATGAATTCTTCCTAACGCTTGAACTAACTGTGTACTAGAATAAGAGGGAACAATCAAAGATACTCTTGGATAACCTCCATGAACATCGTGTAAATTAATTGATTGTCCTCCTGCCTGGATATTACAAATAATAATTCTTTCTTTATTAGATTGAAAGTTTTCAATATTTTTTGATCTTTCTTCAGATGTTTGTCTACCATGAATTACACAATTTGTTTCTAATAATTTTGATAACATATCTAATGTATTATTAAAATTAACAAATATAACTATAGAGTATTTATTTTCTTTATATTGACTAATTAAATCAATTATAATTTCTATTTTATATAATTCAATTCTTTGTCTACTATAAGTTATATTAACTAATAGATTACTAGTCTTTTTACCTTCATTTTTCTCTTCCAATCTTTTATAAAATTCTCTAATTCTTAAATACTCCTCATCTATTAATTTACTATTCTCTTCTGAATCATATGTTTCAATTATAATGTTATTTTGAGGAAATTTATCCCCTAACTCCTTAATACTAATTCTTGAACCATACTTTGGATAAATTTTACTATTTATATACTGAAATGACTTAAAATTTTTGGTCTCACTTTGTAAATACTTTTTTGTCCTTCTAAGATTATTACACCAACCTAGTACATAAGTAAATATTTCAAATGATTTCATATCATCAACTAATGTTGCTGATAAAATTAATTTATTATAATTTAATGTTGATATTAATAACTTTCCATTTAAAGTAGATTTACTTTTACAAAAATGTCCTTCGTCAAATATAATTATATTATTTTTACTTAATTTTCTCCACTCAAATACTTTATCTTTCTTCTTCCATAGCAAATAAGGACAATTTACTCTTTTTCCATCCTTATAATACTTTCCATTACGTAAAGTCTCATAATTACAAATAAATAATGGTCTTACTCCAAATAATAATGATATCTTTAACCAATTAGATATAATGCTCTTTGGACATATTATTATAGGTACTAAATTTAATTGCTTACATACCGCTATTGAACAATACGTTTTTCCACAACCTGTATCTGATAAATCTAATGCTACTTTATTTTTAATTAAAGAATCTACTAATTTCTGGACATGATACACTTGATAATCATATAATTTAATTTCTACCTCACTTTTTAAATTTATTCTAAATAAACAATCGTCGTTATCTAATGTTTTTAATAATTCATCCATATTCATATATAATTTTATTAAATGCTCTCTAAATATTAATTATTCAATATTTATTAAATTATAAAACTTAAATTTTTTATCATTATCATTTAATGGAATCAAAGTAAAAATTAATAAATTAACAATATCCTTAATTTTATCTAAACTACTCTCACTATAATTAATTCTCACAAAATTATTAAATACATTAATCATTTTATTTCTATATTCATCACTTATTTTTTTATCTTTTAAAATTTCATCATATCCTAGTAATGATTGATATATTTTAGATAAATCGTATAACTTATCTCCATATATTGTTAATTTATCGCCAACGTTACCTCTCATATCAATAAATTTATAATTATCATTATCTAAAATAATATTTGTAAAAACTGGATCGCCGTGAATTAAAACACAATCATTAGTATAATTACTAAATTTACTTTTTAACTTTTCATAAATAATTTTATAATTACTAAAAATACTATAATTATAATTTTTATATCTGTATTCTAATTTTTTTAAATAATTATCATTTAAATCTAATTTTTCTGAAGCAACATTTTTATGAAATTCATTTAATATAATTAATATTTCTTTTAAATTATCTTTACTTAATAACTCATTCGTATATAAATCACTTACATTAATTCCATTAACTTTTTTTATATCATACCATTTATTACCTATATCATAATTTAATAACTTTGGAAAATAAATCTTATACTCATTTGGAATATTTCTATAATAATAAATTTCTCCTGATAAATCATTAGACTCTTTTCTAACTACATCTTTCATAATTTTAATATTATTAAAATTACGCTCTTTAATAAATTTATTGTAAAAACCTGTTTCTTTTTCTAAATCATCTTCTATAAAATAATCTTTATTATTAATTTTTATTTTATCATTAAAATTAATATCTTGACAAGTCAAATCAAAATATTTTAGATGAAAAGGAGTACCTAAACAAAAGTAATTATTTTTGTTAATTAATTTATAATCGAAATTAATATTATTAGTAATCATTAATTTTATTATCATTGATATAAAAACTTCTTTTTCATTATAATTTAGTTTAACATAATAAAATAATAATTTCCAGGAAGAAAATCCATAAGCTCCAGTAGAAGCATAATTTGATATTTTTTTTTTTTCTTTAATATCAATTATATTATTATTATTAATTTTAATATAAGAATAAATTTCTTTATCTGATTGATCATTAAATGTAAAAACTATATTTTTATGATTCCATAGTTTAATAATATCAATTTGATAATAAAAGTTATCTCCATCTAAACATAAAATTGGTTCGTCGTCGATATTTAATTTAGATAATGATAATAATAATGTTTCTCTAACATCTTTAGAATTTTTTATAATAAAGAATTTAAAATTTAATTTTGGATATCTTTTTTTTAATAATTTTTCAAAATCAAATTTTTGTAATTCAATATTATAGGGTATATATATTAATTCATTTTTAATATTAAGATTATCTAGTAACCAAAATATTATTGGTTTACCATTTGCTTTAATTAAAGGTTTTATTTTTTTGTAACCTTCATTTTTAAATCTAATTCCAAGACCACCTAAAGGAATTAATAATACCATATAGTAATTAATATTTTATATCAGATTTTTTTAATAATATTACTTTATTTAAAATGATAGTTACATTTTTTTCTTGTTTATATAACTCTGATAAATATATAAAATCTTTTTTTAATAATTTTAATAATTTAAATGACTTTAAAAATCATAAATTAATTTTAACAAATATTACAGATTCTAATAATAAAAAAACTAATTTAATTATTAATAATTTTGTTATTCATAATAATAATGTAAAAATTATTAATTTAAATAAAAATAATGATCCTGGTTTATATGAATGTTGGAATAATATGATCACTTTAGCAGATACTGAATTATTGTGTAACATTAATCCAGATGATATTCTTGATAATAATTTTTTAACTTTATTAAAGTTTTTTAATCATAATATTGATTTAATTTGTTGCCCACTAAAAATAATTAACGAAAATAATACAAAAATATCAGTTTGGCATAAATATAAATATACCCTTAAAAATAATAAAATTAATAAAATTAAAACTCAATATTTTAATTTAATTGATATGTTTAAACCCTTAAACTTAAAAAATATTAATGCTAAAGAATCATATAAACCTTTAAATTTACCAGGATGCTCTCCAATATGGAGAAAAAAATTATTTTTAAAATATGGAGGTTTTAATCAAAAAGATTTTAAAGAAAAAGCTGATTTTGAATTATGGTGTAGATATTTACATTATAATTCTGTTATGTTCTGTTATGATAAAGAACTAGTTACCTTTACTTATTCTAAAAAAAGTTTGAGTAATAGAAATAATAATTTAGATATATTTTATAAAATATGGAACTTATATCATCCATTAAGTAATAAAAATAAATAATTATTATATGAATGTATTATTAACAGGAGGTTTAGGATTTATAGGTTCTCATACTGTTGTAGAACTAGTAAATTCTAATTACAATGTAATTATAATAGATAATTTATCAAATTCTAAAATTTTAGTATTAGAAAATATTTATCAATTATGTGATAAAAATAAAATTACTTTCTATGAAGGTGATATTTTAAATAATCATCATTTAAATAATGTATTTACTAATATTGATATTGTTATTCACTTTGCAGCACATAAATCTGTCGCAGAATCATTAAAAAAACCTTTACAATATTATAATAATAATATAAATGGACTAATTAATTTACTAAATAAATGTAAAGAATTTAATATAAATAAGTTTATATTTTCGTCATCAGCAACTATATACGGATCGTCTGAATCTCCACTTTTAGAAAATTCTAAAACAGGAACTGATATAACTAGTCCTTATGGAAAGACAAAATATTTTTCTGAAATAATTTTACAAGATTATTGTAATTCAAATAAAAATTTTAATGTAATATCATTAAGATATTTTAATCCAGTTGGAGCACATAAAAGTGGATTGATTGGTGAAGATCCTAACGATATTCCAAATAATTTAATGCCATTTATTTTAAAAGTTGCTAAAAAAAATAATCTTACAAATAATTTAGAAAATATATATGATAGTTTAAGTATTTTTGGTAATAATTATGAAACTAATGATGGTACATGTGAAAGAGATTTTATTCATGTAGTAGATTTAGCTAAAGCACATGTTAAAAGTTGTGATAAAATTGGTAAAATTAATAATTATGAAACATTTAATATAGGCACAGGTAATCCAATTAGTGTATTACAATTAGTAAATACTTTTATAAAAATTAATAAAATTAAATTACCTTATATATTTAAAGAAAAACGTGAAGGAGATAATTCAAAAAATTATTGTAATTGTAGTAAAGCACTCAAAATATTAAATTGGAAAAGTGAATATGATATTTATGATATTTGTAAGGATTCATATAATTTTATTAAAAAAAATTAATATATTTAATATATATATGAAAATATTAGTAACAGGAGGCTCAGGAATGGTAGGATATGCTATAAAAAAAATTAAAAATAATTATAATCATAATTTTTTATTTTTGTCATCAAAAGATTGTGACTTAACTAATTTTAAAGAAACATATAATTATTTTAAAAAATATAAACCAGATTTTGTTATTCATTTGGCAGCTTTTGTAGGAGGATTATACAAAAATATTAATTATAAAGTTGATATGTTAGAAAAAAATTTGCTAATTAATTGTAATGTTTTAAAAGTATGTCATGAATTAAAAGTTAAAAAAGTTGTAAGTTGTCTGTCTACCTGTATATTCCCAGATAATACTACATATCCTATTAATGAAAATATGTTACATAATGGTCCTCCTCATAATTCTAATGACGCTTATGCATATGCTAAAAGAATATTAGAAATACATAGTAAAGCATATCAACAACAATACGGAAATAATTTTATTTGTGTAATTCCTACAAATATTTATGGTAAAAATGATAATTATTCTTTAGAAGATGGTCATGTTATACCAGCTTTAATTCATAGATGTTACTTATGCAAACAAAAAAAAGAAAAATTTATTGTTAAAGGTACAGGAAAACCATTAAGACAATTTATATATTCTGAAGATTTAGCAAATCTTATTATGTGGGTTTTAGAAAAATATGAAGAAAAAGATTCTATTATTTTATCTGTAAATGAAGAAGATGAGGTTAGTATAGAATATGTTGCAAAACAAATTGCAAAATCGTATAATTATGAACATATGATCGAGTTTGATAGTAGTTATTCAGATGGGCAATTTAAAAAAACTGCAGATAATAGTAAATTAATAAATTTATACGGAGAATATAAATTTAAAAATATAAATAATGGTATAAAAGAAAGTGTAGATTGGTTTAATAATAATTATAATAAATGTAGAAAATAATATAAAAAGTAAAATAAAAAGAAAGAAAAAAATTTTTCTCTCTTTTTAACTTACTACATCTATAGAAGAATGTAGTGTCCATATTTTTAATAATTTTTTTTGTTTTTTCTCTCTTTTTTTTTATAGCCTTCTTAAGATTTAATAATTTTTTTTGTTTTTCTAAAGGTTATCATATTATATCTATGTAGACGAAAACAACCTCTGTATTTTTTTAAGTGCCTTGCCTAGTATACAAGGATGTGGGCAATTATCCCTAACACCTATCTTGGCTATTCTACTTCCTTTTTTCCTCACCCTTCTATTTACCTTCCTCTTCCCTGTTAGTTACTTCCTCCATTTTCCTCATTTCCTTGGTTGAACTTCTCATCAATCCTTTGTTGAACTTCCTCATTGATAATGTTAAGATCATTGGCAGTGGTATTAACATGTTGCACTTGAATAGGATTCTCAAATGTGATTTCATTTCTCTTAGATTGTCTTCCTACTTGTTGTTGCTGCTCTGTCACAGAATCATTTCCAACTGAATCCAAATTAGAATTTACTTTGAATTTGAGACCATATCCAAGTCCATTTCCATTAGCAATATTTTTTAAACGATTTGCTCTAGTAAAGATAACATTCTCATACTCTTGCTTCTGTTGATTATTACTACTCGTAGAAACATCTACTTCAGTATCAGATTGTGAACCATTTTCTGGACTAGAGAAACTCATATTGTAATCCAGGAAATTGTTGGTATCTGGATCAGTAGCATACGCAAATGTGTTAAGTCCTAAATTTACAGGATTCCCTCCATGAACTACCGAATGAACATTTTCCACTTGTTCTTTCATAATTGAGCAAATAAGCTCTAGATCAGAAAGTCGTTGCATTATTGATCCATGCATAGGTCTGATAGAATGTAAACTTTTATCAAGCTCTACATAATTGTACGTTACAGCAACGTACCTTACGTACCTAGAATCATTCAAACAAATTACTTGCAAATACTGATTCCCTTGACGAGGATCAAGAAAATAATGACGGCCTTGACTATCTGCCAGCAACTCTGAATAATACTTACGATCATTTGTAAAATCTGCGAGTTCCAAAAGCACACGGAAATCAAATCGTGTAGATCCATTTTCCTTGTTGTAGAATTTAAGTTTTTCACGCTTTCCATTCAGGACAGTGTAAAGGGAAAATGGATTCTCAGAACCAGGATTGACAACATGATGCTTTGACATAGGTACGTCATTAGGCCACTCTACAGGGCGGAAGTTCATACAATTATTCATTTAGTAGTTTAGATAAAATCCAATACTACA